ACAACGGTGGCGGCATGGGTTCTACCGCGGCAGCCTACACAGATAGCGCAATTCAGCGTGGTTTTGATCACCAAGCGATTGTTGGAAAGTTAGACGGAATCAACAATGGTATTTGTGATGGATTTTACGCAGTTAACAATAGCATGTTAACCGGATTCAATGGGATCAACACAAACATCATGCAGACTGGATATGGCATTCAGCAGGCTATCAACGCTGATACCGTAGCTAATATGCAAAATACAAATGCTCTGCAGGCACAGTTAGCTAACTGCTGCTGCGAGACACGCGAAGCTATTCAGGGTGTAAATTACAATATGGCAACTAACACTTGTGCATTGCAGAACACTATGAACAACAACACCAGAGATATTATTGACAACCAGAATGCAGGTGTGAGAAGCATCCTTGACTACCTTTGCCAGGACAAGATTGCTACCTTGCAGGCTGAGAACAATGATCTTCGCAGAGCTGCTTCACAGGATCGCCAGAGTGCACTGCTCACCACAGCAATGGCTGCGCAGACCAATCAGATTATTGACGCTGTAAGACCTACTCCAGTACCGTCTTTCCCGGCATCTAATCTCTATGGCTATGCTTACGGATGCGGATGCAATAGTGGTTGCAACTGCTGACAAAATTAAATATCAGTATCTTAACCAAAACGGTTATGTCTGCTAACTAGCGCAGTATTACTATCAGTAAAGGGGGCAGACTCAAAATAGAGCCTGTCCCTTATTTTAAGGAGGTATCGAATGGCAGAATATGTTGCAGTCGCAACGCAGGAAGTTGCGGCAAATGGAAATGTAACTTTTACAAGTACATCTGTTAAGGGTTCAAACTGCATACAGCACCGTGAAGGCAGTGGAATCATTACTCTTAGAGGTCTTACGAATCAGTGTCAGGCACGTTTTTTTGTAGACTTTTCTGCGAATATAGCTCTTCCGGCTGGGGGAACTGTGGCTCCTATATCATTAGCAATTGCTATCAGTGGTGAGCCAGTGTTTGCTTCCGAAATGATTTCAACACCAGCTGCAGTGTCTCAATTCAATAATGTATCTTCGGGCATTTTCATCAATGTTCCGCGTGGCTGCTGCGTAAATATTGCAGTTGAGAATACAAGTGGCGCCGCTATTGAAGTTGCTAACGCAAACCTTATAGTAAATAGGGTTGCTTGATTGGAGGTAGACTATGCATAAATGGGCTAAAGAAATTTTAGAGTGCGTCAAGGAAAAAGCTAAAGCTATCGGAATTGACAATTTCGAAGGCCAGAATCTTGATGATTTAAAAGATTGGACTGAAATCGTTAAGAATATTGCTTGCTTTGATAAAGACTATCGCATCGTTGAAGCAATGGATAAGCTGCAAAACGATGATGAAATCATGGAAATGATTGAGCAGTACGGTGATTACCCATCACGTCGCTATTACGACCGTTACAGATACGCTAACGGCAGATTTGCCCCAAAGGGTAGAGGCACAAGAACCACAGGCAGACGCGGTTATGATGAGCCACCTTATTGGCACATGACCCCAGAGATGTATTACGAATGGGCTGATATGCCAGAAGAAGAGCGTATGCGTGATCTTGATAGACTCCGCTTTGGGCGCATGTACTACTCTGACCCACGTAGAGCCCCCCAAATGCCGTCAGATGGTAGAAACGTAGAAGATATGGGAATGAAGTCAGAAAGCCGATATGACCGTGCTAGAAGGTCATACAGTGAGACTAAGGACATGCACAAAGCTAACACCAAAGAAGATAATGACGCAAACATGCGAGGGCTTGAGTCCTTGCTGGCCGTCATTGACGAAGATCTTAAAGAGATCATGCCAGGGCTTTCAGCTTCCGAAAAAACTATGATGAAAACCAAAATGACAAACTGGGTGCAGCGTATATAATCAATGGTACAGCCGGGAGCAAATGCTCCCGGTTTTATTTCAATTGCGCACTTGCTATAAATGTGCTATAATGGGGGTATTAAATGTTTTTTACAATAAATAACAACACTTGGCAAGTTTGCTTTGTCAATCCTGGCGATCCGCAGTTACAGCGCAGTGACGGAACATATACTCTCGGTGTAACCGACAACAATTTAAAGACCGTCTTTATGTGTAATGATCTGTCAAGCCAGATGATTGATAAAGTGCTGTGCCACGAATTAACACATGTTCACGCAATGGAATACGGATACTCTATCCCAATTGAAACGGAGGAAATTGTCGCAGACTTTATAAGCCTTTTTGGCAGGAGTATAGTAACTGTTGCAGATGAACTTATATATCAGCTTTTAGGAAGCAATTCAATTAGGAACTGTGCATAAAATAAAGACTTTAGGCAATGTGCCAGAAAGGAAGGCAGATGTACACAAAGATTCACACGCAAAAAGACGTTCTCCGTGAGCGATATCTTTATCAATCCGAGCTTACTCCACTGGGCTTTCCAAAACTGCTCCCAGTACATGCTACTCTGAGTGGGCTTAATGCAGTATCATTTTGTGAGGCGGTAAAAGAAAAAAATCCGAAGAAGGCGCTTTGCCACTTTTTTATTGACGATACACGGTTCGAGCCATTATGGAATCAGCCGCAAAAGTATCTTCCAACACTTGAAAATTTTAAATACATCTGTGCTCCTGACTTCTCATTTTATGACTCTATGCCAAAGGTCATGCAGCTGCATCAAGTGTACAGAAGCCGCGCCCTGGCATGGTGGCTATTTATGAACGGCTGTAACATCATTCCAACTGTAGGCTGGGGAAGCACAGAGACGTTTGATTTTTGCTTTGAAGGGTTGCCAGAAGAGAGTACGCTGGCAGTCAGCACAAACGGCTGCTTTACCGATCAAGGCAAGGAGTGTTATCGGCAGGGCTTCAAAGAAATGTGTTCCCGACTCCATCCTGCAGAAATTTTAGTCGTTGGCCGTCCAATTGATGTGGACACAGACGTAAAAATCACGTATCGAGAATCGTTTGGACAGCAGCTTACGAGAAAGTTGAGGGGATGATATGGGTAGTAGAAGTGGAAAGAAGCGCGAAATCAGCATAATAACCTATGTTGGCAGTTTGAAGCGAATCAGAACTGAGGAAACTGTTGGAAATATCACAGTCATAAGAACCGAATACAAACAGCAGAAGCAGAAGAAGCGCCGTAAGAAAAGCCGATAGATTTTGACATTATTTTACTGTAAAATAATAGGGATAGATTTGATTCTATCCCTACTTTTTAGCTATGCTCTAACATCATGTACAACTGGTGAAAGATCTTGGACTCTGCTTCCTATCGCTATAGGTGGCAACCATCTGATCACAAGTTTTCTGTTTCCTGCCTTTTCACTCCCTATCCAGAAATGATGCCAGTGTGCGCGGCGTACATGTGGAGTCTTTTTACTTCCTGCGGCAGAGGGTAGTGTATCAAGGTTTTGTTCATTTGCTTCTGTCTTGTTCTTGTATACATTGATTTCCCTAACGTTCCTTATTTCAGCTCCCACACGGTATCCTGCATCCAATACCTTGGGAATCTCCTTTGCACCAGAACGAGTATATTTTTTTCTTGCTTTCTTGTTTTCTTCATTCTCGACAATATCTACATTCTGTGATAATATAAACAGAATCATTTGTATTGTACTTTGAAATATTTCGCGTTCTTTTCTATATGTTTCTTCAAATTCCTCCGAAAACTCCGGTAGCCCCATTCTTTTATAGTTATCAATTCCAGCGGAAATTGTATGGTCTACGCATTTTTGCAATTTATCAGACGATAAGATTAAAAAATAGCTCCTTGATTCAATTCTGTTTTCATCATCATTAAAGAAAAGCCTCTCAATCCTTAATTCATATAATTTAAAATCAAAATCATAATTCAAATATGCAAACCTTGATTCGTCACCAACTTGAAGACATAAACATTTATATGGCAAATGAAGTAACATGTTTACCGGAACTTTTTCTATTCCTTCTGTTTCTTTCAATTCACTATAAAAATCTTCATCAAAGCGATAAATTACTTTTGATAAATCCCACGTTGCCACTGCTGAAATCAATCCTGCAGTGGCATTTCTAAGCCTTTTGAAATACTTCGCATCTGGCTCTCCTATGCGTGCTTTTTTGATTTCTAGCAGTATTTTATCATTAGGACAGTACACAATATTTTCGTCCCATTTTGCACCTTGAGCTTTAAAATCCTCAATCGCAGCTTTTGCTTGATCAGCCAAATCAGGTTCAGCCTTTAAGAACCCTTTGTACAGTTCTAGCGCTAGGATTCGTTTATTCTCAACTTTCTTCTTTCTCTTTGCCATTTTGTCTCCTATTTTCTTCCAGTGCCATTTTAACATCCTCTTCGGTCTTTTCAACTGGTAACTCTTCCAATCGCCAACCCTTATAAGTATACACTGGCCTAGATCTCCGTGAAGACACACCACGTAAACTACTTGCAATTGCAGTAAAACCACCACGCACGCGTCCAGCTGCAATATTTTCTGGTACATCTTCATCAAAGAACCTTCGGCAATTTCTTCTAGCCCAATCCTTCAACGATACTGCTATATAGTAATTTCCTAGAGGATCAATTAAAATCCATTTTTTAGCAGTTCTGTTTTGCGGTACCGGTTGTCCTTCTGGCAAAGCATGAGCCACTTTAGTTGCTTCTTTTGCAAATCGTTCGCGAGTCGCTTTTACTAATTGACTTTTCTTTTGAGCTTCAATTAGAGCAGGTGGCATAGGTGTGCCCTTTGGCGTACACAAGCCGTGTTTCTTTCTTAATTGTGCCGCACATTTAGCAGAACAACATTGTTTTGCATCACTTGGATGCCAAATAAATGACTTTCCACATATTACACAGTTGTGGTATTTACGTCTTCTTACGCATCCACATGTTACACATCTGTAAAAGTGAGATGCCTGCATTTCTTTTATATTTCCGCATTTTAAGCATTTCACTTTCCAAAGGCTTATTCTTTTTCCAGTATTAGGACTAGCGTATTTATTTTCGGAAGCTCCCAGCACCATCAAATCTCCATGCCGTTCGCCTGTTAAATCTTTCTTTGCCATTGATAGCTCCTTTTCTCTTGTCAATATGCACTATTATAAGATAGCAGTACTGCTTGTATATTACAAACATTGTACAAAATGTTTTATATCCTTCTATCAAATACTTCCATAGTACAGTGCAACCGCCATACCGCCGAAGATCAGCACACCGAGTAACAAGTCACCAATTCCCTTTGCCACTGCATCAAGCATTTTTTCATGCTTTTCTTCTTTTTCAATCGTTGCCTTGAATCCTCTTGATTTCTGACAGAGAATGGCACGCTCTGCACTGCTGCACATCTTCTCAATCTGCAGGCTTGGTTCCCAGATTACCTTCATTTTATCACCTCTTTCCGCGTCACGCAACCTTTTCAATAATAACAACTGCCGACAGTGGCGCTTCATACCGGAAAAAATCAGCTGCATTTTTAAACTGTGAATCCATCACTGGGATATACTCGTCTGGGTAGATATGAGCCGTAGAAAACTGAATGCAGCCCGGATTTTTTACGGATGCGTGCAATATGCGTTGCTCTGTGTATGCCTTGCCGTCAATTTCGTGCTGCACTTCCCAGTGTGCCACCACACCTGGAGTCTTTACCGCCTCGAATACTCGCGCCCATGACACAAGGGCCACAGCGTCAAGGCTTGCAATCTCTTTCTCAAGCTTCTCCAGCTCATCACCGTGAGCCTTGAAAAGCTGCAGATGCAGCTCTCGCGGCGCGGCGCTGATAGATACCGTCTGTAAAATCATCGTTCGCCCTCGCTTTCTTCTCTCAACAGTTTCACAGCCTCCATCTGTGAGTGTTCGCCATACCACTTAACCGGCTTATGAAATGCCACTGCAAGCGCGGAAATCTCACCAGATGCACGCAAAAATTCACGCACCTTCAAAAAGTTCTGCATATGTTCTTCGTATGTATTCATGTTTTACCTTCCTTCCTTTTGTACAGTATCTATATTATTTTGTAGATATTGTTATTGTCATATAGCCATTTTTTATTATCTCCGTGATGCTTGCCAAATGTGGCAAGTAGTGCATGACGCCGTTTCGTGTAGCTCTCAAATCTTTTACCGGATCACCCCGGCACTACAGGGGTAACGGACCCCCAGACGGTCTTTCCTTTATCCTGTCAGTTTTTACCGTACTTGCCGCAGCTTTCCGCACCGCCTGACCTTTACAGCCTTTAACCTTTTTCGCTGGTTTCCATCTCGTATGCAATCGGTTGTGTTAGCAGATGCATAAGCTGCTAGATGTCCAGACGATTATACAGCTTTCTGGATCTCGTGCCGTTTGCGGACGTTAGCGCCTCCGCATTTGCGGTTGATGTTTTTTCCCTTGTATTTTGACGGCGTCGCTCTTGTCTCAACCTCTTGCCAACCTCGCCGGGGTTTATCGCAGCACCTGCGCCGGGTATAGATCACTTATAACCGCATGGGTAGCCCTCACCGGAGGCGGTCACACCGCCCAAATAGCGTCCCCAGGTCGTGAACCTCGCCGCCTAAAGCGGAGAAACGCAAAACTTAAAATTCCTTAGCGTAGCTTTCAGCATCTGCCAGAGTCCGGCACAACTTGCAAATATTACTGTATTCACCATCTACAAAAATCTGCACACTGTAACCATAACCGCGAAGTCTTGCCGGGTGAGTGTCGCCCAGCAAGACAATTTTTGTTGTGATCATCGCTTTCCTTTCTCTCTTTCAAGCCATTTTCCGGCCAATTCGCCTTCTTGCTCAGTTGCCTTTGTAATTTTTCCATCTGGATATACGCGGAAGGCGTGCCACTTGTAAACCCCTACAAAATATACAACGTCTTCCTCACTCATACAGGCGTAAAAATCCTTGTACATGTCAGCACTGTAAAAATCAGCGTGTTCCTTGCCATAGCTCAGAACCTCGCCTGCAGTCTTTAAAAACTTGCCGTTTCCGGCATAGCACCAGCCGCGGCCGCTGTCCTTCGTCCAGATCTGGACGTTATAGCGGAAACCGTGCGCCATAGCTGGGGCGTTCTCACTTAACTTAATAATGTGTAATGTTGTCATAACTTTTCCCTTTCTTGCCTGCCATCATCAGCGCTGGGAGGCAATCCCCAACGGACGCCCAGCCTTGGGCGTTTCGGCTTAAATCTCTTCTATTTCATCAATGTAAAAATCAACCATATCAACCGCGGCTGTAAAGCGCTGCTGGACAGAAAAGCTAAATCCAAAATCTTTATCATACATGGCCGAAGCGCTTGTAGCTACATAATAAAAGAGGTCTGCCGCCTTGTCTTTATCAAAGGTCCCCTTTCTTGCTTTTTTTCTGAGGTTTTCGATACTCGGCTTAATCTGGCGATCATACAAAACGCCTGAGTTAGTAGCATATAAAAACAGCTCTCTTGCTTCATCGGATGCCTTATAAATCATATTTTTTGTTCTCTTCATATTTTTTACTTCCTTTCTGTGTTTGTTGTTTTCCTTGTTTCTGACTGTATTATATAGCAACGTACGTGTATATACAATAGTAATTCTGTATAAATGTACGTGTATATTTTTGTGCATTATGTACGTGTATATTTTTATCTTTATAGTGTATAATTATGCTAGAGGTGGAAAAGAGCCTTTATAATATAAGAAAGGAAAGAAAAACACATGGCAACATCAGACGCACACAAGCAAGCTACTATAAGATACGCAAGTAAGACTTATAAGCGCGTGCCGCTCGATTTGCGGCACGAAGACTACACCAGACTACAAGAGGCGGCAGCAGCTACAAGCCTATCAGTCAACGGCTACATAAAAGCCGCGATAGCTGAAAAAATCAGCCGCGATAGCATCCAATTTGCGGCACCAGATGCAGAAGGACCT